AAAGTCCGCTACTGTGACCTGTAATGAATCGCCAGCTTCCCCCGTGATTTCTTGTGATTTCAGATCCGGTAAATACTTGCTGATTAACTTTAACCTAGTCTCAGTCGCATATTTAAGAGCGGTTAATTGTTGCGCCTCCATTTCTGGACCTTGCTCTTCCATTTTTTTAATGTTTTCAATGACATGCTGAACGGTGCATTTCTTAGAAAGCATCTCTCGCAATGCTTCTTGGCGTTCTTGTCTTATCTTATGAGCCCTGGTTGCTGCCATTGTCTTTTGCCTTAAAGATTCGGTCCCAGTTATCTCTGAATGCTGCCCGACTTTGGGCTGTTGATTTCCTAGCGTGTTGACCCTTCCCGCCGTGAGTCCAGTTGGGAAAGTGTCTCTCCGCTGTCTCTTTGTCTAGCTTGTGGCGCATGTCCGGCATTAGATCATGACCCCGACTATGAACCCCGCCAGGAATGCCACACCGACCGCCATTGGAGTGAAAATCGGCATGAGTAACACTTCCAAATTAAAATTTTTCAAAATTTTTTTCATTCCTAAGCCCCTTGATTTTATTGAACTTTTCCGATTGTAGCAAATTATTTCACACTTTTTTTACTTTGGGGGGTTGACTAGTAAATACTAGCCATGCGAGGATTCACTCATCGCTTCGGCGATTACTCATTAACGACAGACTTAAACGATTGGAGTAACCACACAATGTCAAAGCAAATCACACCTGAAGAACTTCGAAACGAATTCGACTCAATTGCGCGAGAAATAATCGAAGAGGTTAAAAACTACGGCGGCGACGAGTCAGAGTTAACGCACCAAGCGGCAGACGGCCACGAATGGGTGATCTACTACACGCGCAACGTGGATCTAGTGCATGCGGTTTGGCACTGGGACGGCCAGCTATTCGACGAGGCCGAGCAAATGCTTGAGGATTTCGGCGTTGAGGTTAAAAGCTGGAGGGATCATACAACCCAGCTTGCATTCCAAATCATGTTATGCGGGATCTATCGCAGCTTGAGCAAATTTGAAGAGGAGGCGGCATAAGCCGCCAAGGGGAAAATCATGCATACCACAGATTTAATTGACCATCTTGTAAACACTGAAGACGGCCTTGAGGTTCTAATCTTTAACACCGATGCCGGACGCTATCGCCTAATCTTTCGAGATACCGATGCGGATGCGACCATCTCAGGGATTAATTGGGCACCGCATGCTGATTTAGCCACCGTTTACACCAAGGCTGAAAGACTATTAGGAAGGGATTGGTGCGCCACCATCGAATCAATCATTAACTCAAAGCCAAAGATAACAACCAAGGGGGCGGCGTAAGCCGCCCATAGGGAGCAAGACAAGTGAAAAAGTTAATGGATGTCATGATCGCCGGATTCGTTATTCTGGCCTTCTCTTTCCTCATGGCCTACACGTTTATCAATTGGGCGTTAGGTTGTGGGGAATCCTTCCCTCAAGCCGATGGTACACGCATTCAAGGCGAGTGCATCGAGCTTCGTAGAGTGTTTGACCTATGAGCATTCAGGAAGTAATGCAGGCGGTAAGGGATGGCAAGTCGGTAAAATGGTATCACAGCGGCTATGATGTGATTTTAGATAGCCTTGATCGCTTCTTAGTCGTTTGTCGATCCAATGGGTATACCACTGGCTTGTACGAATCGGATGCAAAGGATTGTTATATCGAGGAGGTGATATGATAGCGTCGCTCAGTTTCGATCAGCGCGAGATACTCTCTTCGATACTTTCTCTCAACAGTTTGGAAAGTTTCGATGCTGATATAACCTTTGGCAATGGTAAGTTTTATCAAGGTATACCAAAGCCGAAATTGTGTTATGACATCGACCCGCAATGCGACTTTGTAATCAAGGCATCAAGCGACAACCTGCCTATGGGGGACAATTCCGCTCAATCGTTAGTTTTCGACCCGCCATTTTTGACTTACGTTAAGGAGGCGCGAGAGCATAACTCGATAATGGCCAAACGGTTTGGCGGCTATTGGTCCTATGATGACTTGGCAAAGCATTACCAAGACACGATCAAGGAATGCGCTAGAGTCATTGAGCCAAAAGGGATATTGGTGTTCAAGTGTCAAGACATTGTGCATAACCATAAGCTACACCCAACCCATCTCAACGTGGTGAATTGGAGCGCCGAATGGTTCAGGCTTAAAGACCTTTTTATCTTAGGTGCCAAGCATCGAATGCCAATCCCTCAAGTGCAAAATACTGCCTTGAAACGACAGAAACACGCTAGAGTTTTTCACTCTTACTTTTTGGTGTTGGAAAAATTACGTAATTAATCCACACGGCCCCCGATTGTGGGGGCTTCATCCTTTGATGTTAAAGAGCCACCTATCTCACGCTGAATGAGTAGGCCGATGTAGTGTTGGGCTTTTCTTAGGTCTTCGACGCCGCCCTTTTCCCTCCATCGAGAAATGTATTTTACTACATTAGCCTCGCACCATCCAAGGTTATTAGCCATTATATATTCACTCGGCTGGATAGCCATGAGCTGATAATGATTGCCGCCTACTTGTCGATCAAACTCGTTCATTCCAATGCCTCCGCTGTTACTTTTAGGCGCGTGACCTCCCCATGATCTTTATGTAGCACAACGCAAGTCATCGAGCGATCCGCACCATAGCCCGATTCATTATGCCAAGCGTCCGTGGGCGGTAAGATGTTCCAGTGTTCCATAATCATGCCGCCCATCTCTTTAGTTTGCTTGTGATGGATGTGACCAAGCCAGCAATAGCAACGCTTCGAGGCTCCCCATTCTTGTCTAAGATTACGAGTGATCGCCTCATAAAGTCTAGTCGCGTTTACCTTGTCGCCGTGGTGAGTGACGATTAGGTTTTCACCGAACGTAAACCAAACAAACTTATTGAAATTGTCCAAGACCGTGACGCGTTTCTCATTCTCAAAGTACATTTGCAATGCGGTATTCAGGAACAAGGCGGCATCAGGATCGTGATTGCCCCTAGCATTCACCACTCGCACATACTTATGCTTTTGTAACATCCGAACAATGATTCGTTTAATCAGGTGCGTTCCAGCTCTAATCGTCCGGCCCCATCTCCCATCACTGTCTAACAAGTGCTTGCTCGCTGCCGTGGTGCTGGTTGAGTCTTGAATGTGGAAGAAGTCCCCAAGGTTTACCAAGGTTCCCACTGTAGCGTTAGGCGCAACACTTACCAAGCGGTCAACCGCGTCCTCTAAAATCTTCTCTCCCTTGTCAACGTCCCAATCTTCGCCGGCTTCCTCTCCCCAGGCATACATTCCAATGTGATGATCCCCGACCAAGTAGCAAGCCATCAGGTCATCATCAGTTTTCGCGGGTTTGGGTACGGATTTGTGGATGCCTTTCAGCTCATCCTTGAGCCCTTCAGTGAGCTGCGCGACCATCTCTTCCAAGGCGACCTTTTCAGGCTCTTGGATGTGCCATTGTAGCTTGATCGAACCGTCCTCACCGTAGGCCGTTGAGACTCTCTTGGTCGCAAAGCCTGGCGCAGTGGGATGAGTTAGATCATTAGTCGGTGAGTAACCATGTTTGGCTGCTCGCTTTTTAATTGCTTGAATGGCTTTGTGGATGTTAGCGTGATCGCCACCGATCTCGGCGGATATCTCACGAAGCGTCAATCCCTTGACAGAAAGCTCGACAATATTTTTCTGACGCTCTGTTAGACAGAACTCCAAGTGATTAAGCGAGAGATTCATTCTTCTTCGGGAGCCGCGAACATGCTCGAAAAGATATGCGTGGCTACGGTCAGACGACCAATGACTTGCACGATATCCTCAGGATTGTGGGAGAAAACTCCAGGTAAGTCCAAGGTGTAGCCGTCATCGTATTCACAGATGACCACCGCGCCCGAGATCTTGCCAGCTTCGGCTTCCTTCGTGACTTGTCTGAATAACGCTGCTACGTCTTCAGATCTTTTGTCCAAGAGTGTTACAGTTCCCATTGTTCAATCCCTTGAAATGGGCGAGCAATTCCTTTAGCTCTGGGATACCTAATTTACGTTTTTCTTGCGGCCCTTCTAGCCACTCCACCCGCTCTTGTCCGATCTTCACTAGTAAGTTTGCCCGATATTCTGTCAAGTTGCCACTCTTCCAGTTATTGCATTGGGCGCATTGTGCATGGCAGTTGTCCGGCTCGAACCTTAGTTCGGGATGAGCGCCCACGGATCGGTAGTGACCAGCATGGATCTGGCCTGTCATTACTCTGGCGCATGAGATGCAGGGCTTACCCTTATCTCTAGTTCTTATGTACTTGTTGAACTCGGTTTGACATCGCTTGAGCCAGTACCCTCGATCTGATTCCCTAACCTCCCGTCTTTTCTTGCGAGATTCAGCCAGCGTCCTCCTCTCTTTTTCCTTCTTCCCCCAAGCCAGAATGCACGCCATTTCGTTGCACGTTTTTTGGAACGATGTGAACTTTGGTTCAAATTTATCTCCGCAAACTTTGCATTTTTTCATTACTGATTAACCATAAAAAACAATAGGTTAGGTCTCCCAGTTGATCGGGTCTCTTAACTGAAACCCAAGCCCCTCGAAATGTTCCCGAACCTTGTCCAAGTATTCAGAATGTTGAGCAACGTTCATCCCGCTGGTCACTGGATAACCATGAGGCTCGCGCATCATCTCAAGTTTGTGGTCATAGGGTAATGGCCTGAGAATCCGGTCATAACTTTCTCGATAGTTCGGACTGTCCCGCCTCAAGATTGGGATACCAAAGTGAAGTTTGCAATAACCCCTGTACTCCTCGGCGGTCATATCCCCTTGCTTGGCCGCATCTCTCATCCACATATTCGCAGTCCGATTCTGTGCAGTTGATCGGTCTTTGCCTGCTCGCTTGATGAATACTTCCATCGGATAATCAAGCTCAATATCCCGCAGCATATCCAGCAGTTTATTTTTGTCTTCAGTGCCGTGAAGCACCATGTCGATTTCGGCCATTTTTAGCGGTTTAATATCCGCACCCTTTGGGTAGGTATTACTTTGCTTCATAATCGCCTTGTACGTCTCGTGCTTGCGTCTGACAGCCTGTTTATCCATGACCTTACCTCAAGTTTTTGAACATTACTCTGACTTCTGCGATTTGTTCATCAGTGACCACGGGTAATCGCTTCTCTCCGGTGACGCAAATATCATGATGGTACTGGGTAAATTCATAGGCTCGGCAGATCCGGCAGAGTTTCGGGTAGTTATCAACGGGTTCCGTGGGTCGATAACCGTCGATCTCATCGAGCATTTTTTTGAACTGCCCGAGCGTAGGCGCACGACCTGGGTACTTGTCGATCATGGCTTTGGCGCATTTCTCGATTGCGTCATCCCGATACTCAAGCAAATGCGAGAACCACATGCGCTTGGTTGCTGCTAGATCTTCGCCCTCCTGACCATTGCTGAAGTTTGGGTAGGCGAGTTTGAGTGTGGCGAACAGACGATTGATCGTGGCTTGCTGAAGCTCACCAGTCTGTGTGATTAAGGATTGCGAGTGCTGACTTGCTGACATTGGTATCTCCCTTCGGTTCGTAAACGGTTTTCCATCCCTGTGCGTTGGCTTCCTCGATCATCGCGGTTGCATCACGCCCCTGACTGGCAAACTTCTCGATTCTGCTGAGCAAGGTTCTCAAACCTCGTGGCGTGTTGGTTGCCTTCAGTCGTTTTCTAGTTTTTATATATTCATTCCAAAGCTCTTGATCGATGCCGAGCGCAGCAACGCGAGCGAGAATGATTTTTTTCTCTTGGTTGCTTATAGATTTATTCTGTTTCTGTTCTGTATCTGTATCTGTTTCTGTATCTGTTTCTGGGGGCGTTGCTGAAACGTTCTTGCAACGTTGCAATGTTGTTGCACCTTGTTTCACTTTAGATTTTTCCCTTAGTTTTCGGGACCTTACGGAACTATTGTCACTTACGAATTGACGCTCATCCCACCCTATTGGTTGGTATTTTTCATCAATTAACTTAACTCTAAGTAACGAACTTTGTATTGCTTTAAGTTGGTCTTTAGTGACCCCTAACTTGACTTGCAAGACCTCTTCAAGAAGCTTTGGATCGCAGTCCAAAACACCTTGACTTTTGCATGAGAGGATTGCCACGAAGTACCACCGATCATCGGGTGGCAGCAGTTTGACTTTGTAGTTATCGACTATCTCGTTGTACATTCTGAACCATTGCATATAAAATTCTCTTGTTGTCGATGCAAAAAAAATTAATCTTTTTTGTACCTGATCGCCCAGTTGCCGCTGGGCTTTCTTTTTTATGGGTATAACTGGCGCTTGATAAAGGACTTAACGACCTTTACTTGCATTTGCTCATCGACCTCGACCCAAACATCCATCCTATTTACCCACCACCAGACAGCCTTTCGATCACGATTGACCTCTCTGGCGAACTCGCTGATACCTTTACCCGTTTCCTCCAGGTAAAACCCTAATCTCATTTCGTGCATTTGTTCCCCTCGAAATAAATAATAGTAAACGCTAGACATCGTATTCTAGTTGTGCCAGTATTGCAAGCGGTCATAACGAAAAGGAGAAAACATGGGACCAGAAGAGCAACAGAAGTATTTCCTAGATGTTTCACAGTTAGAGGACTTCGCATTTGAACTCAACCGCGTCACTGGTAGAAATTCCAAATACCACATTGAACTAGAAGGCGAGGAGTTGGAGGACTTCCAGACAGCCTTTGATCTACTTGACAAGCTAAGTCTGCGCGTCCTTGAGACTGAGAAGCAGTGTGACGACTACGAGTTGTATCAGAAAGAAGTTAGGGCTGAATACTGGGCAACCCGTGGCGTATGTTCTGGGCCAATAGGAGGGCGCAAGTGATGCCGGATGGATTGTACCAGTTGCAAGCAGCGGAGCATGGTCTTTATAGGCTATGCCTAAAGAACAGACTAACCAATGGCGAGCAGGGAGACTTAAAAGCATTGGCAGAAAAACTAGAGGCGCTATATCTGCGCGTTGAGAATAGGTTGGTGAGGAAAGAACGATGAAGGTAGAAGAAGATGAGTTTTTTGGGGCGTTACAGCTAGCAACGGATCTGATTGAGCTTCTTGAAGAGACCGAACAGCTTGGACCCTTTGAAGTTAAGTGCGAAGCAGAAAGGGCTATCGGCGCGGCATTGATGCTAAAGGGATACATTGAATCACCAGGAGCGTTGCGTCGAAGAATGATAAAAGAAAAGGGAGTGCACTAATGAGCGTATGGGAGACTCTGAGCAAGATTGATTGCTCACAGTATGTGGAGCGGAAAGGAAACCTAACTTATCTGAGTTGGGCATGGGCATGGGGAATCACTAAGCAGAACTTCCCCGATGCTAATTATGAAATGCAACCGCATGAGACCTTTCCAGATGGAACGGTAATGGTCCGATGCAAAGTAACCATCCAAGAAGTCACTCACGAAATGTGGTTGCCAGTGATGAACCATCGCAACCAAGCCATCAGCAATCCTGATGCGTTTCAAATCAACACCTCGATGATGCGATGTCTGACCAAGTGTTTAGCCATGTTTGGTTTAGGTCATTACATTTACGCGGGTGAGGATGTTCCGCGAGAAGAGAAACCAGACCCAGAAGAGGAGTACCAAAAATTAGTAGACGCCAATCTCGATAGCCTGAACGCTATTCGTGAAGGCATTGCCAGCGGTGACTTATCTACCGCCCATGAAGCGTGGGCAGAACTAGATGAGGAAACCAAAGTAGGGCTGTGGAAAGCCCCAAGTAAAGGTGGTTGGTTCACGACTGATGAAAGGACCGTGATGAAGTCAACCGAATTTAGACAAGCGAATGGAGTGTAATGTGAAAGAAAGTAAATTCGTGCCTGGATTGTTTGCCAACAAACCTCATGAACGCGCACCTGATTTTGTGGTGTGCGAGGGGGCAATCAGCGTAGCCAAGATGCGGGAAGCATTAAACAATTCTAATGAGGAGTGGATTAATTTCCAGATC